TTCCAGGAGCATTAGGTAATACGCTTTCAATTGTATTTAAGAAAGTTTCAATTCCTTTTTCTGTAAATCCGATTTGATTCATTTCTAAAGTTTTCATCGTCGTAAGTTATTGGTTTCTACCGCCAAAACCCCGCTTTTGTTTCAGAGCAGGGCGACGGAACTGCGGCGGGTTATTTATATGTAATGGTGAAATACCACTTCACCGTTACATTCCTGGTATGCTGATTTTAAAGTAACTCCAACCATATCACTACCTAAGTGAGTGTCGCATTCGTGTGTGACTTCTAGTTCAAGTGTAGTAGAAAGCGAGTCGTCCCGCTTTTGCGCTCTTTTAGCTGCGTCTATGATCTTTTCAAGTACTTCTACTGTGGTTTGAATTTTTGCTGTTTTCATCGTCGTAAGTTTTAATTGTTATTTGATGAAGTAAAGATATACCACATTTACGGTATATGCAAATCATTCGTCAACAAAAAACGTACGTTCGTCAAAGAAAATAATATATTCGTCATTTGCTTGCTTTTTTCGATGCGTTTTTATAACTTTGCTATCAATATGTCAGACGAAGAGATTATACAAATGGTATCTGAGGCACTCCGGTTGATTGTTGATGAGATTAATTAGGAGTTGATTATTCCCGATAAGGCTCCGCGTGAATTGTTAATTACAAGCGCTAACTAAACCCAACAAAATGAAAACATACGAAGTAATACACGACGGGAAACGATTTACAGTTCAGGGATATTTGCACCGAGAAAAGGACGAATATTTTGTAATTGATTCGCGGGAATTTTCTCAGGTTACAGACAATGAAATACTTGCCGTAATACCTTCAAATGCTTTTGTTATTGAAAAACAATCAGTTGATGAGTGGTATAAGTACAAAACATGTGATGATGTGGCTGAGGAAAAACTTATCGTGAACACCCATAAAACAATTATGGATAGCTATAACAGGTTTGCAAAGGCAATTAATGATATGGCTGTTACTTGTGATGATCTAACAAAAAGTAAACGTCCTGATTGGATAAAAGAAGCACTTAATGATTTCCACGCTTATATTAATCGTCCATATTGGTTATTGAGTGATAAGGAACAGAAAGAACGTAAAAACCGTGATTATTGGAAACGCGAAGTTAAGATTAAATGGGTTGACCAATTATTTGATAAACTGTAAATTATAAACACCAGTTCATGACATTTAATCATAAATATCAGCTTGGCCAGACGGTTTATCTAATCACAGACCCGGATCAAAACAAGCATATTATCACGGCTATAAAGATTTGCATTACCGGCGAATTGCTTTACGAACTGGTATGTAAAAACGATTGTTTTATGCACTACGAAGCTGAAATAACCGATAAAAGACAAGTGATATGAAAGTAACAAACATATGTTTTTGTAGTCAATTTGAAAAGTAAGGATATGGCTAAAAAGAAAGATGATTCGATAGGGAAACATGCAGGAGGTCGCCCGCCATTATTTGAAACCCCTGAACAATTACTTGAATTGGTTGAAAGCTATTTTTCAAGCGATGATAAGCCTACATTATCTGGACTATCATTTAACTTAGGAATGAGCAGACAGTCATTATATAACTACGCCGAAAAAGATGAGTTTTTTGACATAATAAAAAAAGCCAGACAGCGGATTGAAAGTGTCTATGAAAAAAGACTCATATACGAAAGCAACCCAACGGGCGTAATTTTCGCCCTTAAAAATATGGGTTGGTTTGATAAGCAGGAAATAGACCATACCACAAAGGGAGAATCAATAAATAAAGAACCAACCATTGAGGAATTGAAAGAACGCATAAGGCTAAAGCGTGAATTAAAGGATGGAAAATGATAACTTCAGTGAATTGTATGAATTAAAAAGCCTTTATAAATGCAAAGACTTTGAAATGATGCCTCTGTTTGCAAAACAAATTGAGGCTTTATTATTTTTGGAGGACGACACAACTAATGAAGTGCTTTACGGGGGAAGCGCAAGATCGGGAAAGTCTTTACTTGGATGTGATTGGCAAATATTTCGCAGGCTAACTATGCCTGAAAGTTATTCTTTGGTAGGCAGGGAGGAGTTGACTAAGTTAAAGGACACTACACTATTAACGTTCTTTCAAAGATTAAAATATTACGGATTACAAAAGGATATTGATTACAGATATAACGCCCAGGATTTTAAATTTGAATTTCCCAACGGTTCGCGGGTGTTTTTCCGGGAAATAAAATATATCCCTTCAGACCCGGAGTTTGACAGACTAGGTTCGTACGACCTTACTGATGCTTTCATAGATGAAGCCCAGCAAGTTCACTATAAGGCACCGCAAGTACTGAAAGGACGTTTTTCTATAACGCAAGGCGAGGGATGGCAAACCATACCAAAGGTTCTTTACACCTGCAACCCCGCTAAAACGTGGATATATACAGACTTTGTAAAGCCGTCGATGACAGGAAATATATCAGCACGTAAAAAGTTTGTTGCCGCATTACCTTCAGATAATCCTTATGTACCGCAGTCATTTTTTGACAACCTGGCAACAGCAGACGAGGTAACAAAACAACGATTACTGTACGGCAACTTCGAATACGACGACGACCCGTCAGCTCTTGTCGATTACGATGCACTTCTGGACCTATTCACCAACTCCCAGGCTAAAAGCGGTGTGAAGCGAATAAGTGCCGACCTTGCAATGCAGGGCCGCGATAAGTTCATTGCTGGTTCCTGGGATGGTATGAGGTGTACTGTATCAATTGACATGAAAAAGAGCACGGCTAAAGAAATTGAAGATAGCCTGGTTAAATTAAAGACTGAAAAAGGAGTAGGCAACACGAATATAATAGCAGATAGTGACGGATTAGGTGCATACCTGTCTGCATACATAAACAATATTGTAACGTTCCACGGCGGATCCAGCGCGGTCAATAAAAAAGAGTTTGGCAACATAAAAGACGAGTGCGGGTTCAAACTGGCTGAGAAAATACAGAACCGGGAAATACTCATAATCTGCTCGAAAGCACAGGAAGAAGAAATACGTAAAGAGATAAGTATATGCCTAAAGCGCGATAATGTCGATACGGATAAAAAGAAGCTCATCAAAAAGGAGAAAATGAAAGAGCTTTTAGGCCGAAGTCCTGATTACCTGGATATGTTATTGATGCGGATGTGGTTTGAGATTAAGGAAGAATCTTATATATACTAATCATGCAAATAGGTATCTACAACACCAGAACAAAGAAACTAACAGTTTGCAACGTCACAAAGGCGGCTGAAATACTCATTGTAGACCGGGCCGAACTTTACGAAATGATGAAGAATTCAAAACCTGAATACAGACATTTCATTATCTTTTCTGACATTGAAATAGTCAGACCGAAAAAGCCGTGGGCTGCAAATAATCTACCTACACTATAAGCCTAAAGTGTTATATTTACGGATTATTCGCACCTTCCTATTTTTCCGTGTTGTAATTTTACTACATGATATTACAGCCGGAACAGCTTTCTGTCATTGCCCTATCCGCTACCGATAAATGGATAGAAGAAGCCCGCAAAGACTCTTCAGTCTTACGGATGCACTACTACGGTGAAAACATACTGCAATACATAAAGGAAATTGATGGTCTTGAAACCAGTGAGCAATTGAAACTCCGGCAGAAGTGTAAAATATCTAACGAGTTTATTGTAAACAACTTACTCAGGCCATTTGATAACCTCTGGAACGCTAAAGGCGGTGGATTAACTATTGATGCTGAAAAAACAACAACCGAAAAGGCGCAAGAGAAAATCAAAGAGTTAAAGCATAAACAATACATAAAAGATATTTACTTTCCGCAATATGTAACAGACCCGAATGGATTGTTATTCGTGGAAAACAATGAACAAGAGGCATACCCAACATTCAAGACAATCTTTTCTATTAAGAACATGCAGTTGAAAGGTGAAATACCTGAATATGTATGTTTTGAACCAGATAAAGAAGATGAAAAGAAAACAACTCTTTGGTTAGTTGATGATGCCTTTTATTACAGGATTGAATGTCATACTGATTCAATAACTATTCTTGAGCAGAAAAAGAACATGTATGGTTCAGTTCCGGCGATTATAAATTCAGGAATAGTAGATAATATCCGCGGAATTCGTATAAGCCCTATTCATAAAGTAATCGACTTACTTAATTCATTCCTTCGTAAGAACACAACAAAAGAAGTTTATCAGCTTAAACACGATTACCCAGTATATTGGGAATATGAAAGTGTGTGCCCAGTTTGTAAAGGTGCCGGAATGGTAAGAGCCGAAACGTGTGAACACTGCAACGGAACCGGGAAGGGTAGTAAAAAGAATGTTGGCGATACAAGAACCATAAAGGTGCCCAGTGATGGAGGTACGAAACTTGCGCCCGATATATTGGGCTGGGTTAATCCACCCTGGGCAGGTGAGAAACAACGTGAAGAACTTAACGCTTTGTTTGATGATATGTTTTATAGCACATGGGGTGCAACAGTTGAAAAGGCAAAGAATGAAACAGCAACCGGGAGGTTTATTGATGTACAGCCCGTTAATAATGCATTGAACAACCAGGCTGAAATCATATCTGAAAGGCATAATCGCATGCTTGAGTTACAGTGTAAATTCTACTTTCCAAAGACTGTAAAGCGTGTTGTGTACATGTACGGTGATAGATATTTGATTGAATCACCTGACCAACTACTTGAGAAGTACAATAAAGCAAAGAATTCAGGTGTGCCTGACGTGATCAAAACTCAAATACTTACTCAATATATTGAAAGTGAATATAGAAGAGACGATTTGATGAGAGAATACAATCTTAAATTGATTGAACTTACACCGTTTGTTCACATGTCAATTAGTGAAGTTTTAGGTATGATTGTATCGGATGAAGACAAGCTAATTAAGGTATATTTTGATGAGTGGTTAAGTACAAAGCAAATCGGGTATATCATTGAAAAAGAATTAACAGCTCTAAAAGAAGAACTGCGAACATATGTTAAATCAAAACAATTAAATTATGGCAAAACAATCGAGCGAACAAATGGCTTCAGTGGAGCAATCTGAAAAATCGAATTTCGAACATGTTGTTCAGGAAGCATCAAAAGCAAAAAGAGCAAAGAAGCAAGGCGATTCAAATGGCTTTGTGCTTTGTGATGTGATTAAACTTGAAAAGAAGCTGACCGGCGAAAAAGATGCAGTAGGGAATGTTCTTTTTGACCTGGTTGAAGAAAAGAAACTGAAACAGGTGAAAATCCTTCGTGAGCACATGTCGGTACATGCTGAACAGGAAAGAAACACCCTGAAACGGTATAAAGAAGTGGAGGCATAATCATGATATCAAAAGAAACATCAGATAAACTGGCCGTGCTGGGTTTTGACGTTTCTAAACTTGTCGAAGCTGCGAAAGCAGAAACAGAAATGAGTTTGGATGTTCCAAAACTTTACACAGAAACCGACTATACCAAGTTTGGTAATAATCGTTTCACAGAAGGAAAAACAGCTATGAGTGAAATCTTATCAAAGGATTTGAACGATAAACACTCACTAGGGTTAGAAGAAAAAGATCGTAAGGATTTTAACAAAGTTGTTGAAAAGTTGTCAGAAAAAGCAGTCAAGGACGCCGGAATAAAACCGGCTGAGCAGGTTGCTGCATTACAAGAGGACTTGCAAAAACTGAAAGAACTTCACCAACGTGAGAAATCAGAATACGAGGGTAAGATTAAGGATTACGATACTAAGTTATTTTCTACAAGTTTACGCAGCAAGCTGATGTCTCAGATTGATGGCGAATACCTGATTGGGAAAGACGACATATATGAACTATTTGAAAAACGTCACCGTGTGACAAAAGACGAAACCGGCCGTGCCGTTATACTGGATGATAAAGGTGAGGTTATGAAAACCGATACCCGCGACCCGCTGCCGGTTGAAAGCGTTTTTAAAACGTTTGCAGAGGGATACATTAAAAAAGATGGAATGGGTGGCGGTAATACAGGTAAAGGTACCAAGCCTTCAAAGTTCAGTAAATTCAGCGAATTTGTGGCTTATTGCAAGGAGAATCAAATAACTCCGAATGATTCGGCGGGTCAAAAGTTACTCCAGGAAAGCAAAGCCGAAAACTTTGATTACAATAATTAAAAACTTTGAAAAATGGCTTATTTTGTAGAAAGTGCATTGTTAGCAGGGCAGGCGATCTTTACTGAGCGCACCCTGAACAAAGGCGAATGGAGGCTGCCAGATGTGGCTGCCCTCACGGTAGCCGACAAAGGGTTAATGGCCAACCCGTCCCTAGCAGATTTGCGTACCAGGGAAGACAGGTCAGTATATGCTTACTTACCGGTAAGGCAGGCTGCTACTAATGGTGTAGCTAGAGCGCACGCGCACACTGGAGCAAGGGGCGCTTCGCAAAAGGAAGAAATTACATGGT